GGTCTAATATCATCCCACACATCCGCGCCGCCACCGTGCGGGGAATGCCGCGTGAACTGGCCTCGAGCCAATTTGCGCAGCAGGTATCGAGAGCACTGTTTAGCCAAGTGCCTACTGGGCGATACCAGTTCCCAGTGCACAAAGTGCAAACGATGGTTGCAACAGCTTGCCTTGGAGCAGCGTTGTCACTCACACAACGCTGCAAGTACTCACCATGCTGTCTGCCAACCAACTGCTTTTTTGCGTTCATGCGAATTCCAAGCATTCGTTGTACCTGGATATAACTAGCTGCTTCTTCCCATTTCTCCACAGCAGCGAATTCATCGTCGCCCGACTCGCTAACGCCAAACATGTTGCAATGTATGCCAAGGCGTGCAACTTCGCCCAATGCGATCTGTCTATCGATCTCGTGGTCACTAGTATTGTCCCAGGTTGTTCCCCGATGACCTGAGAACATTCCAGTGAATACCCTGTAATTGTGCCCTTCAAAGCGCACCACGCTACGCTTGAAGCCATTGGCAACAAAATGGCAGCTAGCAGCCCGCTCAGCGGATGCTTCGCCGTCCCTACGCTCAAATCCCCGAGCGCGAGCGCGCCACATTGTTTCCAACTCCCACAACGTGTGCTGCCAATTCTGATTATCCAAGTCCGCCGAAATCTTGATGCTACAAGCATGCGCTGCACTCTCTATCCAACGCCCGATGACATCAGGACGCTGGGTTGCAGCCATACCGCCAAAGTTCCCACTTCCCTCCATGCCACGCAAAGCGTGGTCTGCGATAGAGGTTGTGAGGTCGCCTGTAGCGATGAGAGTTCGTGCCCGGTTCTTGGGTTCCGGTTTCGTGCTTGCTCGCCCATAATTGACTGGGAGGAGCTGTAGTCCGTCACATACCCAACTCCATGGGAGGGAGGACAATACTGCTTTCTTGCTGGGGCGATCGGATGGAGCAGCGCGATCCGAACCACGGCCAGTGACGCTCAACAGTGCAGAACAACTGCTACTGCCAGATGGTGCGCTCACTGCACGCATGTCCCAGGCTTCGCGAAGAGTCCGATGGTCATTCCGCTTGCTCACCGCGAGGGTGGCATGCTCGGCCAGTCGGTCAGCCCAAATCGAGTATTCCTCCTCGAAGTTGGCCACTAGGCACCTCTTCAGCACCGGTTTGGTCACACGATCATGACGTTCACCATCATAATCGGCCACGGTTGCATGCCTGGCACACACTGCGCCCACTTTGCGTAGCTGCAGCCAAGCTTCTCCCTTCAGCTGCCCGACCATGGCAGCGCGGCGTATCAGGATGCTACACTCGGTATCCCAAGTCAGCCACTGTTTCAAGCTCATACGATGAAGATCGAATCGTTCCAGCTCCAAGCGCACTTCAGTTGAAAGGGAGCTCAACCACACTACAAATGCGCATTTCATCTGCTCGGCCCCATTGCACTTCATGAGCCATCGATCCAGACCCAATCCCTGAGTTGCATAACGAGCCATCTTCAAAGTACAATTGATGGGCATGCCTCCCAGCTGGATGTTCTCCATTGGTTCGGGCCAATCGTCTTCTGGAGGGGCGCAGATGTTAACCTCCTCACAGATAGAGCGCAAGTCGTCAACGGACACAGCGCTTGGGTTTGCTGCCAACCTGAGCCACGGATTCCGAGCAGCCTCGGACTGCTTCCAAATGCAAAGCATGTTCCACCGCTTGGTGTCAGAATCAAGACCACGCTGGCAGCGACACGGGTGTACCCCAGCTGCCACACTGCATGGCCCGGTTGACCTGCTCAAATCCAGAGGTTTGGGAACTTCCTCAGAGCACCAGCAGTAGCCATCACCGCACCCGCGGAAGCGCTCGGCTATCAAGGCACGCACCAGCTCAAGAGGAGTCAAGTCACCGCTAGGGCCCACCATACGGCAAGCCATTGCAGTGGCCGCATCCTCATCATCCAGCAGAGTGCGCAGCTTATTGGAATAACCCACTACCTTCCAATAACTGTGCCTGGCCAAGAATCTTTGGTACCAGTCACTGTCAGAGGCCTCATGACTTGCCAAAGTGGCTGAAGATGGCCCAGCCAGGGTTTCGCCAGATGGGCTCTGGCCAGGGGAGTCCTTATGGACTGTGGTTACCCCTGTGTGGACCAAGGCATCGATTGCGGCATTGCCCTCGACATCCCAATCACGTTGGCCCTGGGCGATCATGGTGAAAGCGGCACCATGTTCGGCCCACTTGACGTAAGCAGCCCGCGTTGATTGGCGCTTGGCGCATTGGAAGCATATGCTGGCACAGGCAACAGATTCCCAGAATGGGAACCCGCCGTCATCAGCAATGCAGTCCAACACATCCTGCACATACACCTCGCAAGCCTCGTCCGA